GTCATAAGTTGGAAACTGATAAAGGATATTGGTTTCTAGCATATACTGAGGATACTTTCAGTAATGGGGAAAATATTGATCAATTTGAAGGCGAAGAGCGACTTATAAAATATACTTTTAATATTAATGTAAAAGGTTATTTATTAGCTGCACAAGCTCCAACAAATGCAGTTCCAGTAAGAAGATGGATAAGTTGCCCAAATATAGTATTTGATGTTGCTGTGGCGGGAGACATACAGCCCAAAGAACACTTAGAAAGACCTCCAATTAAAGATACTCCTCGTGATGGATTTACACTTACTGACATTCAAGCAGATCCCGTTGAAAAACAAACACCAACTATTAATCAAAAGTTTGTAGTCAATAAAACGTTAATTGATCCGTTGACAGGAAAAAAGAAAAAGAAATACGTATCTATTTTAGATAGCAATCAAAAGAAGGGGGAAACTGCGTTTGCTGCTTCTGATATTGAAACGTTAGAAGAATATTTAATATCATCTAAATAAACAGGAAATAGTAGAGTAGGTGCCCCTAATTAGAAAAAGAAAAAGGCAACAACCTCGTATCTAGATAAGAAGGACAAAATCAATGCCACAACAACTTTTTAATTTCCCAGGCTTTTTTGATCGTGAAATCGATCTAACTGCAAGAACCTCCGGACCAGTTGGAGTCCCTGCTGGTTTGATTGGTGCAACCCTTAAGGGTCCAGCATTCGTTCCATACACTCTTGGATCATTTTCCGATTTCGTAACAAAGTTTGGAGGCTATGATCCAAAGTTGCCAGCTCCATATGCTGCTGATAAGTTTTTACAAAATCGAAATGCTCTCACATTCGTAAGAGTATTGGGTGCTGGAGCAAATACAACAGCAGCCGATATATCTGCAACAGATACCGCTGGAATTGTTGCGAGTGCAGGTTTTAAAGTTAGTGGTGCTGTTGGCAATGGAACCGGTAATCGTGCCGGAGGTGCCGTTCAGTTTTTGGTTGCCAGACATAACCTACAAAACGGTCAAAGCATTGGTATGCCAATGTTTACTGATAATAACAGCTTCCCAGAAGCTGCTGATGGTGTTGGAAGCGTAAATCTTGTTCGTGGCGTAATTTTTACTGCTTCTGGTTCACGCATAATGATAATGTCAGGTTCTGGAGAAACATTTAGTCCTCTTTTAGATGACGTAACAACATACTCAACTCCAACAGACAGTGACGAACCATATTTCAAGATTGTAATCTCTACATCTCTTGGTTCAACATTTGGAAGCGCCGATGGTTTAGCGGGTATAAGAATTCTATCCGCTTCCTTTAATCCAACCTCTGATCTTTACTTTGCAAAGCTTCTTAATACAGATCCTGCAAAGTTTGAACAAGAGCAACACTATGTTTATGCAGATTTCGCAGTTGATGATGAAGTTGCTACTGTTTCAACCAGTGTAACCGGCGTTCTAATCGCTTCTGGTTCAAGTAACACTTCTAATACTTCTGGACTTGATACAACACCATTTGTTGAACTTTTTGGTCGTTTCGATACACGTTTCACAACACCAAAAACACCAAGCTTCATCTCTCAGCCATATGGCTCAACAGAATATGATTTATTCCACATTGAAGCAATCGATGATGGTGTTTATTCTAATGACAAGATTAAAGTTTCTATTCAAAATATCATTGCATCCACAAATCCAACATATCCATACGGCTCATTCACACTAACAGTTCGCAGATTTGATGATACGGATTATAATCAAGCTGTTATTGAACAGTTCAATGATCTTACTCTTGATCCAGAGAGCGATAAGTATATTGCTAAAGTTATCGGTGATGCAAAGGCTTACTATAACTTTGACGTAGAAGATCCAAATGATCGCCGTATTATCCGTTCTGGCAAGTATCCAAATCAATCTAACTACATTCGTGTAGTAATGAATGAAATGGTAGAACAGAAGATGGTCCCAGGAACTGTAGTTCCATTCGGATTCCGTGGTCCAAAGCTTCTTAATACAAATCCATTGTTGACTGACGTTAGCTCCTCTGTTGCCGGACAATTGCGTTTGGCAGGAAGCGGTTCAGCAACTACATTTGGTTGCGAAGGAGCAATCGTCCCACCAGTTCCATTCCGTTTTAAGGTAACTCGTGGTGCGGTATCTGGCAGTGGTCTTGTAACTCTACCAGGCGCTCAAGAAATAACAGATGGAAGACTTTACTGGGGCGTTAAGTTTGAGCGTAACAACAATAACGTTCTTAACACAAACATTAACAATGAAGCAAACAGAGTAATTCAATCTTTCACAAGATTTGCAGGCATTGATAAGTTGGATGTTCTTGTAACCGGTTCTGCTACAGACGACTTCAATGACAACAAGTTTACTTTGGCAAGAGTAGCACTTGGCACAACTTCATTCAGTTTTCTAACATCATCTGTTGTTACACAAATGAAAAATGCAGTATACGTCCGTAATGGAGTAGTTAACTCTTCCGACTATACTGTAACTGGTAGCTGTGTATCTGGCAACCAACTTACTTTTGCAAGTCTTATTCACAGTGGAACACAACCAATACAATTTAATAAGTTTAATAACTTTGCAAAATTCACCGTATTTATGTATGGTGGTTTTGATGGTGTTAACATTCTAGACCAACATGCACAACGTTTTGATGATCGTTCCACCTCAACAGAATTTGGTGTTGGAGGTTACGGCGGCTCAAATGCAAATTATGAGAGCCCAGGATTTGATTTCAATCAAAATGGTGTTGGAATTGCAAACAATCAAATAAACTCTTACAGAGTAGCAACAAACATAATAACTGATCCGATTGCATCTAATATCAATATTTTGACAATCCCTGGACAACGTGAACCATTCGTAACCGATTACGCTTCTGATGCGGCAGCAGGATTTGGTTTGGCTCTATATACGATGGACGTTCCAAATTATAACTCTGCTGGCGATAGAATATTCGACGGCACAACAACTGGAACTGGAAGCTACATTAACGTTCAAAATACAGCAGACCAATTTGATAGTCGTGCAATCAATAATGACTTTGTAGCAGCATACTTCCCAGACGTTGTAATGACAGATCCACAAAGTGGAAAGAGAGTTACTGTTCCGGCTTCTCTAGCTTCTCTAGCAGCAATCGGATATAACGACAAGGTTGCATATCCATGGTTCGCTCCAGCAGGATTCAATCGTGCAGCTCTTAACTTCGTATCTCTTACAAGAACAAGAGTAAATCAAAATGAACGTGAAAAGCTCTATCAAGTAAGAATTAACCCAATCGTTAAGTTCCCAAATGAAGGTTACGTAATCTTCGCACAGAAAACGCTAAATGCAGAACAATCTTCCCTTGAGAGCATCAACGTTCAGCGCATGGTCATGGACGTTCAACGTCAAGTTATAGACATCGGCAACAGATTGATTTGGGAACAACTTACTCCAGCTCTTTATCAAGATTTTGTTGCTAAAGTTTCTCCAGTATTGGCATTGGTCCAATCCCGTGGCGGATTGAGACAGTTCAAGATTGTCTGCGATGCAACAAATAACACAGAACTTGATCGTGAAAACAATAGAATGAATGCAAAGATATACTTGCTTCCAGTTAAAGCAGTTGAGTTTATCGCAGTAGACTTTATTATCACCAGAGCAGGCGTTCAATTCGGCTGATAATAATAGTTAATACAAGAGAGTTAAATATAGAAAAGGCATATAAACAATGACACAGATATCATTCAAATCAGCCGGTGTTTCAGCTAGAACAATCGATCTAACAGGACCAACAGCAATACAGCCTTCTGGTATACCAGCCGGTATTATCGGAACAGCAATCGCTGGACCAGCTTTCGTTCCTGTTACTCTAGCAACTACAAATGATTTTATAGCAACATTCGGAGAAACAACTAACAACGTATATGTCGGTCCATTAGCTGTTTCTGAATGGTTAAGAAGTGCTCAAGCTGCTACATTCATACGTGTTCTTGGTGCTGGTTCTGGACTAGCAAGACAAAATATTGCTCCACGTGGCAGAGTAGCAGGAGCTGGTTATGTCGTTGGAGAACAACTTCCTCAAGGCGCCGGTGATTTAGGAAATAACTCATATGCTCTTGCTGGAGGAGCCCTTGGACGCACATACTTCCTCGGCGCATTCATGAGTCAATACCAGGTAACTGGTGGTAACACAGTTGTCAGCTCATCTGTCTTTACTGACGCAGGTTTATCTGTTTCTGGAGTTCCAGTTGTTCGTGGTGTTCTATTTGCCGCTTCTGGCACTCAACTCTTATTATCATCTTCTTTCGGCGGCGGTGTAGCTCCCGCTGGACATGTAACCGGTTCTGTTAATCTTCAAAACTCTCTTCAAGAATTCGTAATGTTTGTTTCTGGACAAACAAATACAGACCCAATGTATCCAAACGTCATAACAGCATCTTTTGATATCGATGCTCCAAACTATTTCGGAAACATTTTCAACAGAGATCCACTTAAGCTTGAAGAAGCAGGATATCTACTTCAAACAGATTGGGTCATTCATCCATCTCTAGCTGTAGTAACAGGAGCTAACGTAATCAGCGGTTCCGCAGCAGTTCTTAGTCTTAGAAACGCTGGATATGAAAACGTAGCATTCCTTATTACAGGTTCACAATCTAGAAATACAGGAACTACGACTGCTCCTAACTATGAGAATTTCGAAGATCGTTACCGCACTCCAAAGAGTCCATGGATTGTTTCTCAGAAGTTTGGTGGTAAGCCAGTAAATCTCTTCCGTATTCATTCCCTTGATGACGGCATTTATGCAAACAACAAGGTAAAAATCTCCATAGAAAACATTGCTCCAAGCCTTTCAGATTCTTATCTATATGGAACATTTGACCTTCTTGTAAGAGATTTTGCAGATAATGATAAAAAGAAAGTAGTTTTAGAAGCATATCGTGGATTGTCTCTTGATCCAACTTCACCAAACTACATTGCACGTGTTATCGGTGATTACCACACCTTCTATAACTTCGATGCAAACGAGGGAGATGCAAGATTAATCACTCTTGGAAATTATACAAATAACTCCAAATATATCCGTGTAGAAGTAGCTGACGCTGTTGATGCATCAGACGTAGATGCAACAGCACTACCAGTTGGTTTCCGTGGTCCAGCCCACTTAGTAACATCTGGCTCTGCTCCACTTGCCGCATTTGATGCACAAAATGCGACTGGTTATTCTGTAGCAAACCCATTCAGAAATGTAGTTCAAATGCCTGTTCCATTCCGTGAGAACTTGGTAAGAGGACTATCTCCAAACGCAGTAGCCGATAAAGGATTGTATTGGGGCGTTCAGTTTGAAAGAAAGATAGACGCCACTCAACCAAATAAGAGCACAATTCGTGAATCAAGCATTGAAAGCTTTGCAGCTTATTTCCCTGATTTCCAACAAGATTCTATTAACTTCGTTGTTATGGACAATGAAGGAACACTAGATACAACAACAAATGGTATTCTTGATGCAGATCGCTTCAATAATAACGGCTTCTCTCTTGAAAACGTTCAAATCACTATTAACTCAACAACTGGATTGGCAGATACAACACAAGTTGTAAACTGGAACTATGTAAGAAATGGTTCTATAACTCCAACAGCAACAACCAGAGCTTTGTCTGTTGCCGATCTTACAGATCCATCAACTAGACAACTTGCCAAGTTTAACTTGTTTATTCAAGGTGGATTTGATGGCGTTAATATATTCAACTATGATGAACGTTATCTTACAAATAAGGCAGTTAATGAAGAACTAGATTTCTCTTCAAGACTTATACAACTAGGACCAACAGTAGTTGCATACAACACAGCTCTTAACTTAATGGCTGATGCAACAGAGGTCGATGTTCAGGTTTTCGCAGTTCCAGGTATTCGTAATCCGGTTATAACCGATAGAGCCTTGGAAATTGCAGAAGCAAGATTTGATGCTATCTACATCATGGATATTGAGAAATACGACACAGTAAATCTTCTTATCACTAGCAGCAATCAAGTTGAATCCGTAAGATATACAGCTCTTAACTTCCGTGATCGTGGCATTAATAGTTCTTTCGGAGCTTGCTACTATCCAGACGTAATAATGCAAGATAATATCTCAAATACATTACGTGAAGTTCCATCTTCTGTAGTTGCTCTCGGCGCTTATTCTTTCAATGATTCAGTAGCATTCCCATGGTTTGCTCCAGCAGGTTTCGCAAGAGGCGCATTGGCAACAACTGAACGTTCTACATTACAACTTTCCAGAACAAACATGGATGATCTTTATGAAGTAGATATCAATCCAATCGTTTCGTTCGCTGGTTCTGAAGGTCTTGTAATCTGGGGTCAGAAGACAATGTATGCACAACAATCTGCTCTTGACCGTGTAAACGTTCGTCGTCTACTTCTCTCTATTCGTAGACAAGTTCGTCAAGTTGCTAACCGCATTCTCTTTGAGCAAACCCTTCCAGAGACACTTGCACGCTTCTCACAACTTGTCAATCCAATCCTACAAAGAGTTCAAAATCAACGTGGCGTTGATAGATTCCTTGTTCGTATTGATACTTCTACAACAACTCAAGCAGACTTTGAGAATAAGACAATCCGTGGTAAGATTTTCTTACAACCAACACGCACCCTCGAATTCTTGTCTGTAGACTTCGTAATCAACAATCCAAACAACTTTGGTCAAGGCTGATAAAATATCTACATATTGAAGGTATATAAAATGAAAATTACTTTAGAACAGCTTAAAAAACTTATTCGTGAAGCCGTTGAAGAAACTCATGGTGGTAAACCATATTCTGCTGAAGAATTAATGATAGCTTTACGAGATAATCCAAATCTTGATCTTCCAGAAGAAGAGGAAGAACTTGCAAAGTCAGAAGAAGGTGAAGAAGAGGACGAAGATTACTACGATTCACGCCCAGGTGATTTTGCACGCAGAAGACTTGAAGAAGGCACTATAAGACTCATTTACACAAATCATGGTATTCTAACAGAAGAACGTGTTCGTGAATTAAAAGAATGCGGCTATGAAATGGAAGAATGTGGTTCTTGGGAAGTCGAAGGACCAAGCATGAGAACTCAACATGATGAACCTGTAGCTAAGGTTATTATTCTCGGTCCAGGACAAGAAGATGTGCTTGAAGAAGGCGATACTTCTACTCCTGCTGATGGTGGTTCTGTAACAGGAACACAAGTTGGTAATGTTGGTCCACAAGGCATCGCAGGGTCTGCCGCATCTGCAAATCCAGGCGGAGCCAATACAGTTCACGAAGCATTTAATCGTCGTGCAGAATCTTTATTGGAAGCATGGATGGAAGAAGAACTTCGTGGCGATCAAGATGAACTTGACGTTGCTCCTCCATATGGTGAGCTTACCGGTGCCGATTTTAAAAATCTAGGAAAAAAATCTGCACATAAAGCAGGACACGAAAAAAAAGATTGATTTAGAATTCTAATTTAGAATCATATTTAAAAGAAGAATAAAGGATAAAGGATTATGGCCGAAACACTATCAGTAACAGATATGTTACCTACAAAGTTTGAACCACTTATTAAAAGACGGTTCGTATTTGCTATTGAAGGCGTCGATGCATTTTTAGTTAAGTCTGCTGCACGTCCTCAAATGACATTTGAAGAAGTTACTCTTCCATGGATTAACAGCACACGTTATATTGCTGGCAAAGGAACATGGGGCGAAATAAGCGTAACTCTTTATGATCCAATTGCTCCATCCGGCGCACAACAAGTAATGGAATGGATTCGCACATGTTTCGAATCAGTTTCTGGTCGTGCAGGTTATGCAGATTTCTATAAGCGTGATATTCAAATCAAGATGCTTGATCCAGTTGGAACAGTAGTTCAACTTTGGGACGTTAAGGGCGCTTGGTGTAAGACTGCTAACTTTGGTGAAATGGCTTATGACGGTAATGATCCAGCAGATATCCAACTTACTATTCGTTTTGATAACTGTGTTCTACAGTTCTGATCTAAACTAAAACATAGATATCCTTTCGTAGAAAACCTGGGAGAGTTCTCCTGGGTTTTTCTATTTATAGAATATGGATATGATTGAACAATCAATGAAACAATATGAGCTTATACGCAAGGGCTATCCTCGTTTGTTCTCAGATGCACAGAAGATTGCAAAGCTTATTATAAAAGCCTCTAAAAAGGATTTTGAGCCATCTAAAACTTGGCGCTACCTACAGAGATTGAAACAAATAGAAAGCCGTAAAAAGGGTTATAGACCGGTTCCTGATATGGTTATAAACATCTTCTTGGATGCCAAGCTAACTAGAGATGAAGAACGTGCAAAAGTAAAACAATATTATTTAAACGTTTTAAAAGCCGGACAAAAACATATTAATGATATGTCCTTGCTAAAGGAATATGTTAGATTGATTCTAGAAGATGTTGCTCCTAAATTAGCGCCGGCAAAAAAAGGAGATATTGTAAACGTTTCAACAAATAATGATACGGCTATATCTGTAGCTCCAGACGTTTCAGATTTAGTTAATAAGACATATGGAGGCATGGGAGGATTCCCTGGTGCAGATACTCCAGAAGGCGTATTAAGCAGATTTACAGACTTTTATTTGTCTGACGTAGATGAAGATCCAGAACCAGATGCAGGTATATTATATACTGATTGGAAAGGTTCTAAAAAAGCTTCTGCTCTTGTAACTGATGGTGGTCCAGAGTCAAAGCTTAAACTAAGAGATATGATGAATTCATTTTTTAATCAAAATGGTTCATGGATAGAAGTTTCTGGAGCACCAGCAAATATTCTTATAAGCAAAATGGGAATGCCAACAGTTGATGATGAAGAGACGGTAAGAAAACTTTTACCTCAAATAAAAGACTTAAAATGGCATGGAAAGCATCCAGAAGGAATTGCTTATGGTAATGGCTGGTATACAAGAAATATTGCCGGTCATGATGAAACAAAGATTATTGTTGGAAATCCTCCAGGCGTATAATTTGATTAGATATTCTGATTTAGACAAAGTAAGCTGACGTTATACAATTGAAGAGTTATATCAATTGGAGGAAGAAATAATGTCAGAAACAGAAAATAGAGAATTACGTAATGCCATCTTTGCAGCGCAGCAAGCAGCACAGAATGCAGGTGCAACTGGCAATGAAGGGCAACCAATTACAGCAACACAGTATGCAAAACAAGAACTCGGTGTAGAAATTCCTGTTGATGCAGTTCCGCTTCCATCAAAGGGCAAAGTATATCCACCAGGTCATCCTCTTTGTGGTGCCGAGGGAGTTGAATATCGTGCAATGACAGCCAAAGAAGAAGACATTCTTATGTCTCAGGCTCTTATTAAACGTGGAACCGTTATTACAGAACTTATTAAGTCTTGTTTGATTAATAGAGATATCGATGTTCAATCGCTACTTTCTGGCGATAGAAATGCTCTCATGATTGCAATTCGTGCAACCGGATATGGCAATATATATGAACCACAATATAGCTGCCCATCTTGTGAGTTTAAGAATGAGTTGCAAATCGATCTTAATCAATTAGCTATCAAGCCATTGACATTAGATCCAATAACTTCATCTGGTAATCTATTCAATTTCAAACTTCCAGTTTCAAATAAGACTATTACATTCAAGTTCTTGACAGGAAGAGAAGAAGAAGAAATTGTCAATGAAACAGAAACCAGAAAGAAAAAGGGTTTGTTGAATTCCAATCTTATTACTGCTAGACTTCTACGTTCTATAGTGGCTATTGATGGAAATGACAATAAGAGCCTTATATCAAAATTCGTTCAGTATATGCCAGCACGTGACTCTTTGGCTTTACGTGAATATATTGATGAACATGAGCCAGGAGTCGATATGAAAGTTGATTTCCGTTGCACAAGTTGCGATCATTTTGAGGAGGTAGCCCTTCCAATGGGTCCAACGTTTTTTTGGCCTAACTTCAAGCGATAAAGAAATGGTTCTTCTTGAGCCATTTTTCCTATTAGGTTATTATTTTGGGATGGATTGGAATACGTATTACAATTATCCAATAGCCTATAAAAGATGGCTCATAAAGAGAATAGAAAAAGAAATTAGTAAAGCGCATGAAGCTCAGAATGATATTCCAAGCAAGGCGCCGCATCATAATACTCCAGACGTAAGATCGCTTACCGGAAAAGTGAGAACACAAGTTCCACATAAGCTTCAACGCTTTACTTGAGTGATTAAAAACGAATCTTAAGAATACCCAGATGATGTAATGCCATATAGGCTCCATCTGGGTTTCTTATTTTGCCGTCAAATAAAAGATTCTCTAAATCTTCCATGTTTACAACGGCAACTTCTAAGAATTCATCAGGATCTAAATCTAAATCAGATACTTTATTGCATCCAGTAGCTACAAACACATGGCGCATACCAGATGAATATGGTGAATAGCTTCGAGAGGATAGAAACTCTACATTACCCTCATAGCCCGTCTCTTCTAATAGTTCACGTTCAGCGGCTCTAGAAGGCTTTTCTCCAGGATCTATCATACCACCAGGTAGTTCGAACTCTACTCGTTCCAAACCCGGTCTAAACTGTTTTACGAGCACTACTTGACCATCTGAGGTCATAGGAAAGATATTAACGCTATCCGGTATTCTGTCAATAAAAGAAATATGCGACTTCCCATTTGGCAACAAGAAGGTTTTTTCAATAACTTTTTTCTTGTAGCCGGTTGGTTTGTGTGAGAAGGTGTAAAATTTTTCTTTTAGCTTTTTCATATCAGTCTCTTCTAGAACGTTTACCAGAGCATTTCCATTTCTTTCTGGAAAGTCTTAGGGGACTGTTAGGATCTTTAGCGGCTGAAGGATGATCTTTCATTTGTCCATAAGAGCGAGCACAGTAGCTGTCGCCTTTTGATGTGCCTGGAGCAATAGAATAACCCTTGGCGCCATAACGAATGGTTCTCTTATTCTTTCCAGAACCAACTACCTTCTTATACTTCTTTGGACCTTTATACGCTTCACTAATTTCTTCCATTATTAAGTCTTTAACAATTCTATCGACCAATTCTTCTTCTATATCAGGAAAAAATTCATCTTCTAATATATTTTTCACCAACATTTTTAAATTGTTGAGAGATTTTTCATCATATTTGGCATCATCGATATATTGATCAAAATCAGCCAAAGTATTCAATCCTTCTTCTTCAAAAGCTTTTTGGAGAACAGGTATTGCTGTGTTCTTTGTAAAATCAGCCTGTATTTCTTCATTAAGAAGAAAGTTTAATAAGTTTTTGATATTATAGTTTGACATTATAAAACCTCTTCAGAGCGGCCATTGTTTGCCAGTTTTTTCTTCAAAAGCTTTTTTGGCGAGATTTTGAGCATTAAGTTTCTGCATTACAGATTCTACAGTTGCACCTTCACGCTTAAGTTCTTCTTGATATTCTTTTGAAGCACGGATTACTTCTTGAACTGCTTCCATTTGTTCTGGGGTTCCTTGAAGCTTAAATGGAAAACTAACTTCGCCTTCTGAACCTTGTTCAGCTTGTTCATCCATGGAATTTGCTAGTTTTTTAAGACCAACTTGAGCTAATCTTGCAGCAACACCAGCAAAGAATAATTTGCCAGCCCAAGATAGACGAATTTCATTAAGTTGTTGTTGTGAATTTTTATCTGACATAATATTGCCTCAATACCTCAAAATTTTAGTTCTGATTGTAATTATGACAAGCCACATTAAACATTGTGGATATATTAAAGATAAATAGTAAAAGATGGCAACAAACATTGAAATAACGGCTCAGATGAATAAAATGTTGGCGGATCAAAACCAACTTTTATTAGTCCAAGCAAAAATACAACGTGGTCAATTAGCTATTATGCAACAAATGGCTGAAGCAATGGGCAACGTTGATGTTTCAAAGTTAAATGACAACTTTAAACAAATTAACGAACAAATAGAAGCTGCTGATGCTGCATTGAAAAAAATGGAACAAACCGGACAAGCTGCTGCTGGAAATGTAGCTGCCGGTGGTAAAAAAATGAAAACAGCTTTGAATGCTGTTTCTGATGCCGCTGGAGACGTTGCTAAAAACATAGAAAAAGTTAACGTTGCAGCTATGGCAATCGATGGAGCTATAGCAGGCTTTCAAACAACATTCAACGTATTAGGCGGCGTTAAAAATATATTAAAAAATGTCATAAGCACGTTTGGTCAGTTTGCTCTTTCAGTTATTAGATTTCCTTTTGCTTTGTGGGGCTTCTTATTTGAGAAAGCTGCTGGAGATGGTGGTGGCGGTGGTGGATTAAGGGAAGCTTTGGAAGCTATAAGAAAAGAGTTTGGTGATTTAAGAACAAATGGCGCTAAAGCAATTCAAGATTTAGCTAAAAGCATGAGCGGAACTCTTGGAGCTACCGGCTTATCTGTTTATAAAACGTTTGGTAATTTAGCAGAAAGATTAAAATATTTCACCGAGGTTGCTAAAAATCTTGGTAATATGTTTGGCGTGGTTGTAAGCGCCGGTTTGATAAAAAGTGCTGAAGCTGTTGGGGCTTTTCAAAAAGGTCTTAATATCAGTAATGAAGGTATGAAAGCCATAGCAAGGCAGGCTATTATATCAGGTCGAACTATGGATGAAGAATTGCGTGAAACTGCAAACTATGCAATTCAAATGGGAGAAGCTTTTGGTATTAATGCTCAAGTAATTGGTCATGATATGGCTGAACTTGAGGCAGACATGAAACACTTTGGTGGACTGTCAAGGAAGGCTCTTTCCGAAACTGTAGTATATGCACATAAACTAGGTATTGAAGTTAAGGCTCTAGCTGGCATTATGGATGCCTTTGATAACTTTGACACTGCTGCTGAAGCAGCGGCTAGATTGAATCAGCAGTTTGGTATACAGGTAGACGTACAACGACTGATGAGAGCAGAGAACCCTGCTGAACGATTGGATATATTAAGGCAAGGATTAGAAAGAACTGGTAAGAGCTTTGATCAATTAAGTCGTCGTGAACAGGCTTATCTAGCTCAACAAGTAAATCTTGCCCCAGAAGAAGCTGCATTAGCATTTAGAAAAGGTGGCGCCAGCTTAGACGAAATACAAAAGAAATCTGCGGAGGCTCAAAAGAAACAGTTGTCGCAGGCGGAAGCCATGCAAAAACTTGCTGGGTCAATTGAAAGATTAATTAAATCTGGTGGTGGACTTCAAAAGGGTTTGTTTGCAGCCTTCTTCGAAGGATTTGAAAGAGGAATATTCCGAAGTCGAGATTTCCTAAAAGTGTTTAGGGAGATAAGGCAAGTTCTGAGAACCGTAAGGAGAGCAGGCATACAAGTTGGTAGAGCATTTGTTGAAACTTTCCCTGGTGTTCAAAACATCGTTAAAGGCTTGCAGGATTTATTTAATCCAGCACGTTGGCAAAAAACAATGTCTAACGTCGTTGATGTATTTAAGAATTTTTTCAAAGAACTTCAAACAAATCCAGAAGCTGGAATGAAAAACCTTTTTGATAGATTGAAAAGTCTATTCTTCGACCATTTTGATGCATCAACTGGTGCTGGTCGTAAAATTATAGAAGGATTCAAAACATTCTTTAAGACTATTCTAGCTGCTGGTGTTGGAGGGCTTAAATTAGCTATACCTTTGTTGTTTGAGGGTTTAACTAAAGTCATTCGAGGAATTAATGGATTCTTAAAAGGCGAACAAATGCCCATCGATGTTAGTGGGTTTACTGGACAAATAATGGAGATATTGTCCGGACTTTGGAAAACCATTAAAGATGCGGCGCCGCCTTTGTTGGAATCGCTTAAAGATTTGTTTAAGACTGCATTTACAAAGCTTTCTGAGATTATTGAACCATACAAGGGAAGAATAATGTTAATGTTATTTGGACCTGCATTGTTCCGTAGTGCTTTAGGAGGATTAAGTGCTGGCTTATCAAATCTTTTTATTCAGTCCATGGTTAAAGCAGCTACTACAGCAGCCTCTTCGCCTGCGGCTCAAGGTGCTGTTGGCGGTATTGCCAGAAGAATGCCTCCAGTTCCTCCTCCTGGAAGACCATTAAGTGGTATTCCTTTGAGTCCACGTGCAGCAGGACAAATTGTTCAAACAAATGATGCTCTCGGAAGATTTGGTGTTGCTGATGCTGCAAAACTCGGAGCAAAATTAGTTGCTATAGCTGCTGCATTGGCAATTGGCGGTATTGCCATGGCATATGCAGTAAAACAAATGGCGTCTGTTCTATCTGATACTCCAATAGACGGGATTGTTAAATCATTAGCTGTATTGGGTGCAGCAGCTATAGGAATGGCTGGATTAGCTGCCGCATCTAAATTGCTTTCTAAAGTCAATCTTGCAGAAGTTGGAAAAGCATATTTGGGTGCAGGTGCCCTTATACCAATGATCATTGCCATAGCCGGAGTTATGGCAATAGTTTCTGAAATGCTATTACAATATTCGATAAGCGATGTTTTAAAAGCAGGATTAGCAATGGGAGCAGGAGTTATTATATTCACTGCTGCCGTTCCATTAATAGTTGCTGCTGGTGCTCTTGGCGCAGCCATAGTTGCATCCGGTGGTTTGGCATTAGCTGCTGCTGCGACAGGCTTCGGTGCTATATTAGCGGTCGTTGGTGGAATGGTTAGTTCTATTATTGGTTTTATTGACGAGATTAAAAACATACCAATTGGAGATCCATCAGCTTTTGCACCAAGACTCGATGCATTTGTAAAAGTCTTTGGAGCTATAGTTTCGTTTGCTGGCGTTTTCTCTGCAATAATGGCTGCCGGAGCAATATCTTCAATTACTACACTATTGTCATATATGAGTCCAGCCGGATTATTAAATAGATTGTTTGGAGGAGGAGAAGCAGGAGGTCCGCTTAAACAACTAAATGATATAATTAGCGGAATTACTGGTGGCGTATCTACAATAATAACCACAATTTCTAAAAGCTTGTCAAATGTAAGCCCTGCTCAATTGAAAAGTCTTGAAGCAATTGGACCAGTTATAAGTGCAATTGCTACATTGGCAGAAGCAATAAAACCACCAGAAGGCGCTGGAGGCGGAACTGAAGTTGGATTTACTGGTGTTAGCGTCCGACGAGCAACTGATATTAATGCATGGCTTAATACAATGAAAGACGTTTTAACTGGACCTACTGGATTAATTAAAACTGCAAGTGATGTTGTCAGAGAGCTAGCTACAATTCCAAATGTGAACCCAGAAGGAGTCAAAGCTTCTGCTACAATATTAAGTGGAATAGTTGGACTGGTAGCAAATCTTAAAATCGATCCGGAATATATAAAAGCTCTATCTGCAAATAATGGTCGCAATATTTCCGCTCTTAGAGGCGCTGCGAGTGCTGCTATACGAGATCAAGTCAAGGGAGTTATAGACATTATTGATGCAGTAAAAAATGATATTCGTGGCTTAATAGGCGGAATAGTTGAAGTAACTAAAGGCTTATCAATAGGACAGCTAAACAGAGCCGCAAAAGGTGCCGAAGTTGTTGGTTCTATCATTGGAACAATTGTTAATTTAGTAAATTCTGTTAAAGAAACTGGCGCCATTCCTACTGCTGGTGGCGGAACAACATTTGATGCAGCTACTTTTAATAGCATTATGATTCAAGCACATAGCTTAGTTACTAGTTTGTTTGGTGGCGCCAATGGCGGAGTTATGAAAACAATTGTAGATGCCATAAGCAGATCAGGAATATCTGCACTTCCTCGAGGAATCGATACTAAAGTAAAAGCAGTTGCAGATATATTGAACGTTATCTCTGGATTGGCTAGTGCCGAGAATCAAACTGCAATAAGTGGCATATCTGATGGTATTAATGCGATTAATCGTCAATTAGTGAACATAGTAAGCGGTGGAGAAAATAGTCCATTTACTGCAATGATTAACAACATCAATGCAGTAGGAAGATTGCTTAATTCAGCAAACCCAGTTAATATCAATACCGAAATGAATCGATTTGTTAAGAGAGTAGGATTAGCAACTGGAGAATATACCATAAACAACAGAAACTTTACATTACAAGTTAATGTTCAAGTCAAGCTTGATGCAGATAGATTTGAGCAAGCACTTCAAAGCAGACCTGGCGGATCTGATTTCGTTGTAAGACCTGGCGCTGGTGCTCCTGCAAATCGCTCTACACAAAGATAATATAGGTGTTTGAATTATGTCATTGTTTGACGAACTAATGAAACAAGAACAATATCGTATGCTTTTTGATAATTACCCAGATGATCAAAAGGCGCTAATAATGGAAAAAATAAAAGAATTTATGGATGATGCTGAAAAGAAAATATTGAATCCTTTAAAGCAGGCATCTGACATTATTTCTACAACGAAAACCGTATAAAGCAGTAGTTATATATTATGCCACCAAGAGATCCAGTAATACCAGCAACTCCTCCAGGCTCAGACGTGTCACCTCAAAGTAACACGTCGGCAGCGTATCCTATTAAAGTTTCTGATTTGCTGGCAACTCAAAATAAGTCAACTATTTCCATAGTTTTAACAACTAGCGGAGATAGAAACACGTTTAAATTTGATTCAGACGATTATAACGTCGAAACTTTACGAATCGCACAGGGATATGCTGTAGGCGTAACATCAGATGCAAAAAACAAATATGGCATTGATCCACAGTTAACTGAAGGCGCCATATTGGACTCTACTTTAACTGATGGGAATGGAAACCCAGTAGCCATATCAGACAATGCTCCTGGCAGCCCTCCTGCTGGTCCTGTAGCGTTTATCAATAGAGCAACGCCAGGAACTATAGGTAAATCAATATTTGTTAATCTGTCAGATAGTGGACAGTTAGATTTCAATATTATAAAAGGCAAAGCGGTTGCTACAAATTCTGAATCAAAAGATTATGATGTATTGTTGGGAGAAATTAATAGAGATAACAATGTCCGAAACTATGGAACAGAAAACAATAATCAACTTCCTGCTAGCGTTATAAGGATGGTGAGTAATCAAAACAGTAACTCACCTGATAACGTATATGTTCCAGATGGACAAGCAATCCCAGAAAAGAATTCAAATGTTGGCAGAATAGTTCTTCCTATAAAGCTTGGTTCACATTCAAAAATACAACCAACATTAGCTAATGGCGGCAGTCAGACAGGAAACGTTTCTGCTGAAGGTAATTTTTTAGCAAATCAAGACTTGGTTCAATCTCTTGGTAGTCAAGTGACTCTCAAAAGTTCTGGCGAATATTATGTTCCAAAAAATGCTTTCAACCCAGATGAAGTGTTATTGGCAAGAACTGCTACATTAGCTCCAGGCAGAGCAAGATTAGGTATAAAAGTTCCATTTCAAGAAATGAGAGCCTCGACGGTTCTTAAACAAAACAATCCAGATTTTGCAGATTTTGATTTGCCAAGTTTAAAAGAAGATGAAGTGCTCAGTTATGGCAGCTATAATAACTGGCTTAATGCATTTAATAATGGAAATACGATTGCTTCTATTCCTGGTTTAGCAATTCAAATAGGAACTCTTGCTACTGTATTGGTCGGAATAGCAGCTTTAGTTAAACCAAACGATGAATATTTGAATAACTTCAAGGTTGGGTTTGTAACTTTCTTTGGATTGCCTCCTTTGCGTGATTCTGATGCTATTACTGGTTCTGCTGCTTTTGCTGCTTCTGTCGCTCAAGCAATACTTTCAAATAGATTGCAGAAAGAAACAGGCTGGTATTCTACTGTTTTACGTTCTGTCAATAGAATAATAGTTGAATCAACGGTTGGAACCGGTTTAACTATTGCTGCTAATGCTGGCGATGATGCATATGGTGCATCTGCCGCTGGAGTTCAAGGCGCTCAAAATATTATTGAACAGTTTTATAAAGGAAGACTTAGAGGATTTATAAATAATCTTGCTATAATAGGTCAAAATACAAGATCATATTGGAATAATGCCGCAATTCCAGAGTATAAAAAAGGAAATGAAACATCGACTCTCAATGCATTTGGTCCTTCCTATATTAATTCTATCGATGATTCAACTAGCTCAAAATCCAATACTACAATAGAAGAAATTGCTTTATCATCATTAATAAAAAGAAATAGGTTAAAGTCAACGTATGGATTGGGGAATCCAATTAATACAATGACAACCTGGGGAACTTCAACAACTCCATCGATGTATATATTGCCTAACAATATTACATTGGCTGCTGGTGCTATAAGCAACAATGGAACAGCGATTGCTGCTTTGGCTACATTGAAAGGTATTGGCGCTGTTGATGCAAATACTCCTAGAATATCTCAAACAACTGTTGAAGAACTAGAGCAAAAATTAAATTCAAGTTATATGCCATTTTATTTTCATGACATTAGAACCAATGAAATCATTTCATTTCATGCTCTTTTGGAAGATAGTCAAGATAATTTTAGTGCGGATTGGAACGCTCAAACGCCATATGGACGTGTCGAGCCAATTCATACGTATAAAGGAACCACGAGAGATATCTCTTTGAGTTTTTATGTTGTTGCAACCAATCCAGAAGATCATGATAACATGTGGTGGAAAATAAATAAGTTGGTTACAATGTTGTATCCTCAATATACAACAGGACGTAACGTTACTGCTCCTGATGGTAAAAAATTCATACAACCTTTTTCACAAATACCAGGAAATTCTCCAATCATAAGATTAAGATTAGGAGACATATGGAAATCAAATTATAGTAAATTTAACGTTGCACGTGCTTTTGGTTTAGGGGCAGGACAAGAAAATTTCAACATTGATCAAGCACAGGAATTAACAAATGAACAACAAACGTGGGTAAACAGATACGTTTCTAGTCAATCTCAAAAGATAAGATCCGGAAAATTAGAAGTTGGTGATCGATTTATCATTCGTTTACCAGAAGTTCCAAGAACTTCAAGTCAAGTTAGTTCTGCTGTATTTGGAGAGCCCGGCGGGGCTGCCGCAGCTCTTAATACTGATAATCCAAATCAATTTTTTGATTCTAGATATGCTGGGCAAGGTACCTTGACTTTGCCCGCAGTTACTGCTGGAAGATATGCGCTATTAGTAGAAGATATATTAGCTGGACCACAATCACAACAATTAATATGTGAATATAAAGTGAAGTTTGTCAATCCTCCTGCCGGTGTTAACAGAAACGCATTTGTGTTTAGATGTCCTAATCCGGATGTTCCGTCCCAAGTCTGGGATGATTTTGCAAATCAAAGAGCAGTCAGAGAAGCAGGAATTGTTGGTGTGGCAATTGGGGGAATTGAAACTTCTTTTCAGACACCAGATTATCAAATTGCAGCACGTGTAAAAGCAACATTAGCTAGCACTCCAATATTAGTAGATGATGTTTGGTTAAGACAAAGAGCAACTGATTTAGCACAACAAAATACTCCATCAACAGCATCTGATTCTGAAAGACAACGCATAAACGAAGCAAAAGAAAGGTTATGGAATTTCTTTGGCGAACAAAACCCAATTATGCAGGCTTTTGAATCGACTGCTGGTAAAGGTATGGCAATTGCGTTTAAAAGTATTCAGTTTGATTGGAAAAATTCCACATGGGAAACCGATTGGAATGAAAGTAAAAACTCTTCCAGAGCTCCAATGATGTTAAAAATATCTATGGCTGGAACCGTAATTCATGATATTACTCCAGGTATCGATTTTGCAGGATTGAATGTTGCCCCTGTATATCAAGTTGGAAGTTATTCAACAGTTCTTAGTAAAGTTGACGCACGTGATTCTGGAAGAGATGCATCAGATAGTGCTGGAACCGGGTTAGATTCTGATACTTCTAGATCGTTAGAAGCTAGCTTCGGCACGGATCCAGCGCCAACAAATGCACAACTATTAAGGGGCTGAAATATATGACTTTAAGAAGATATACAAGAACTCCAATATTAATAGCTGGTAGAAAGTTTGGAACATCAAACCTAATTCCAATTATCAGAAGCAATATTGAAAGTGGAGCAATAACATATACAACATATATAACCAAAGAGAATGAGAGATTGGATATACTTGCCGGAAAATATTATAATGATGGTAAACTATGGTGGTTAATAGCTGCTGCCAGCGACATAGGTTGGGGTTTACAAGTTCCATCTAACATTGTTCTCAAAATTCCAAAATTAGAAGAAGCAGCGCAGTTTATAGGTTGATAACATATGTCCGCAAGAGAAAGAAAACTTAAAATTGCCGTCAACAAATTAAGCAAATATTATGATTTGCTTACTACTTCTGACCTTTCGCAATATATTGCTGCTGGTGGGGCGCCGACTGCTATTAATCCAACTGGAACTCCTATTGCTGCTGGAACATCAGGAACTAGACCATCGGACTCGGATCTGGATCGTGATGACATTGTTTTGGCAGAATTAATTAATAGCTTTCTTGATGTAACAGAAGGTGCATATACTACTGCGGAACTTCTTAATATCTTCTCACAGAGATTAGGAGTTCAAACTAATGATCGAAGCCCAGAAACAGAATCATTAAAAGAAAAATATAAAAGACTTTTTCACATCATTAGTGACGCACAATATGCACATGATATGCCGTTTCCTGACGCCGTAGCGAGACTTAAAAACACTGGGATATGCCACGGTGGAACAAATGTCACAACGCAACTTATAGAAAATACCGGGATTATAAATGCTAATCCAAATAATCCAACTAAAGCTCAACCGGGTTTATCTGTTATAATATCAAATAGTAATCAAGTATCTGTAACTAATAAGTTTACAAATGCATGTAGTCTTTTTTTAAACTCAATACCTGCTATTGAAATATCAAAAGCAATGCCTTATCTGGAAGTAAACATGATAATTCCAGTCAAGGCTATCAATAACAACAGAATAACAGCTCCATCAATATATAAGTTTTTATTCGGCGGCGCAAATGTTGACAATGGAAGTATTTTAGAAACACTAAGTTTGGCAAACCAAGAAAACAGAAACAATAATTCAAATCCTGATCTTCCAAATGCTTATACAACTGTAGGCATGGAAGCTTTCTTAATGCCGCAAACTTTAGTTAATGCCAATAATATAACAGACACTGAAATAACAGCAAATCCAGTAATAGACAAATTTAGACCTTTTTTAAGTCTTAAAGAATTTTCTTTGAATGAAGTTCAGTCTTTCGAGGCATACGGATATCAAACAGGAAAACTAAGTTTAACTTTGCATGATCGATCACGTTTGAGTCAAATAGCAGAGTTTGTAAGAGCCGATTTAAGAGGAGGCACCGAAATATTAGTTGAATTTGGATGGTGTCATATGGAATCTGAACAGGGTTCTAATCCTAATAATATATACGCTGATCTCATAAACGGAATGAGAAAAAGAATAAAATTCCAGGTAATTAACTCTTCCTTTACGTTCGATGATAATGGGCAAGTTGATATAAATCTAGATTTATCTACATTGGGAGAAGCCAGTTTAACTACAGAGCCATGTGTAAGTGATGGTGTTAACGTAACAGATACAATACAGGCGATTAACAGAATAACCCAAGCAATCGCAGAAATAAGAAACAATAGTCGAGTATTGAATCCACCAGCTACTTCAACAACATCAACTGGACAGCAGCAATCACAACAAAGACAGCAATCAAATGAATCTACTAGAGAAATCCGTGGTATTCAGTTTTTAAATGTAGCTCAAGATGCATATTCCAACCTAACATTAAGCCGTGATCAGCAGCAAGAATTGAGAACGCTTTTGAACAGTTTGCAACATATGCCAAACGTGGAAGATGTAAGATCCCTGAATTATCTTTTAAATGAATTATATGCTGGTCAGCAAGGAGGTTCTAATTCTAGAGGTAGAACTGGAGTTGCGGATCGTTTACGAACACAAATACAAAATCAAATAAGAGACAAAATGAATAGTCTCAAAAAAAATAATGATGATCCATTCTTGATTTCTTCAAACATATATCATTCAGAGGCAGCTACAGCAACAAGAATCGCCGCCCGTAGACGTGCTAGAGCCGGCTCAACTACAACGGATACTAGTGCCACCGGTACTACAGGTGCTACAGACTCCAACTCCGGAGCAACATTCTCAAGTCCTGATGGGACAGTTAATCCGGACTTAGTAAGTAGCACAATTCCAGATCCAATAGAACCGGCAGATCCAGAAACCGTAAGCTCAAATCCATTAGGAACCAGTCTCGGTTCAAACTCTAGATTTGTTCCAGATAATGCTCCACGTAGAGGTTTTGTATTCGACGGTTATGCTGCTATTTTTGGCGAATAATATAGAAAATAATTATGGCAAATACTCCACAAACTGCAACATCGGGTTCACAAGCACATACCGGAATAGGAACCGGATCTCGTCCTATTGCTACTGGCAAAGTTAGTTTAGCTAACTTATTAATCAGTTTCATGGGAGAATCTTTAGCTGCAACTGGACTTTATGATGATGTTCAACTAATATTTTATCCTTTCAATTCTTATGCTGGAATGGCTAGATATATCAATATCGCAAACTTTGAAATCGATTTGGATTTCTTTACTGAAAAGTATACTGAATACAGACTGCAAAATGTTTCTCGTTCCGGCAATTTAACAATAAGACAATTTTGGACGTTCTTAACGAGCAATATAATTGATGATCCTGCTGCACCATCATATGGATTAAGAGATAATCGAGGCGCAATCTATAGAAGAGTTAGTGAAAGGGGAGAAAGAAGAAGTGCGACAACTGTAACCCGTCCATCCGATTCAGATGCTGCAACAACAATTAATCGATTAAACAATTTATTAGCCGGAATTACTCCAGATGGTTCATTCCGGATTCCACAACTCAATTTTACTTTAGAATGTTTGCCTGGACGTGTTGCTTCTGAAGCTTCCTCAACTCAAAATACAAATGAAAAAACTATACTAAGAGTTCACATATATGATCAACAAGCCAGCAGCTATGAAGGTTTAGGTTCCATATTGGCTGCTCAAAGAAATGATGCATTATCGATAGGCACAAATCCAGAAAGTAATACAAACCCCAACTCTTTAACTGCTGACGTAGCCAGAAGATATTATCAACAGATATTAACAAGAGCTAATCAAACTGGATTGGTAACAAGAACAGAAAATGGCACTTATGAGGTTGTAGGTGGTAGTAATGCCATAAAACAATTCTTATATCAAACAACGCCTTATATTATTCATGGCGCAAAGAACTCTCTTGTAAGACAAGCCAATCTTTCTTCTATGACGGATCAGGCTGCAAACACTCTAAACATGTTACGTGCTCCACAGGGTGGTAATAATATAGAACCTAATGGTGAAGACGTAGGAGGCTTGCCAATGCAAGTTCTACCAGTAGAATTAACAATGGAAACTTTTGGTTGCCCATTATTGCAATTTAGCAGTCAATATTTTATTGATTTCAATACCGGAACTACGGCTGATACTTTATATGCAATCAATGGCATTGAACACAGGATATCCCCTGGCGAATTTACTACAAATATTAAATTCATAGCACAGGACGGTTATGGACAATATAGAAACTACATAACAGAACTGAATAACGCCATACATGCAACTGATGATATAATAACTAGAATGTCTCCAGCACCAACAGGAAATGCTGCCGCAGCGGGACCACCACCACCACGCCCAGGCAGAAATCCTGGACATAGAAGATCATCAAGAAGAACAGAGGAACAACTCGAGGCGGATGCGAGACGTTTGGCACTTACAAACACTTCTACAAGCGTTCGTGCTCCAATTGGAAGAGTTTTAACAGAGTTTGAAATTATGAATACTGAATCATTAAGACTTTTATTTGAACAAAATTTGGTTAGAGCAAGAGAAACGTTAAGAATTCAAGAAACACAAGCACGTGCAGAGTTTGCTAGAAGAGAAAGACAAGCTGTTGAAGCTCGTGCAGATACTGAACGTCAAGCGTCAGATATACAAAGACAAGCGGCTGGACAAGCCATAAGACCTCCGGTTTCTCAAGAACTTACAGATCAACAAATAAGACAAATGGCAGAAGCAACAGTGCAGTCGGGTGAAAATCTATTCCAGCTTCCTACACAAGCACCTGCAACCACAATTACAGTAGATGCCGCTACCGGTCGAACCATAGATTCAAACTTGGCACAAACTATTGCTGCGGCTGCGCCAACAACACGAACAACCGTCGCTGCCGGAACTCCAAGAACTAGAAGAACTTGATATTGTTTAAACATTATTTATAAAATGTTACTCTATCAATATGCTAAAATATAGATTAACTCCAAATGCATATGGTGGGAACCCATCAGATTACTTTATCAGTAATACCGGTTCTGGTGTCCATATCAGCACAAATCCTATTAATAAAACAATAGATGATCTATTGAAGCTTGATTGCGAATGGGAAATGCAAGAGTTCTGTAGGTTATACGGCATGGATATGCCACAATGGCCACCAAAAAACTATAAGAAGGTTTTATCTCAATTAGCTCCAAACCAACATATGGATGATGTTGATTGGTGGAAAATAATGGGATTTAAACGTTATATATCCCAACTTCAGTCTCTTGCCAATACTTTTGAGAATAATCTATTAGAGTTTAATATCAGTTATTGGCATGACGTGTATAGCCGAATTATGTATAATCTATTTGAAGAAATAGATAATGCAACTATTGATGTAGAACGTTATAACCGGTATCGTAGTGAAGCTACAGCTTCTCAAATGGAGATATTGGAAACGTTTAAGCCAGATGCATATGGTTATGCAGAGAGAGTAATATATTCTGGAACTGAAACAAAGACAGGCAGACTAAAGGTTACAGATGGTCCCAATATCCTTCATCTTAAGAAAGATTATAGAGATATTATTATTTCTTCTCATGGAGACAAGGGCAAGATTGTTTATTTAGATTATTCATCATTGGAGCCCAGGATCCTATTGTGTGTATCTAATCCTTCTCTAATTGGTAGCCTTCCACAAGACATTTATTCTAAAATGCTTGCGGACCTAAATCTCTCTGAAAAGATACCAAGAACCGTTGCAAAGACAGCGATTCTTTCTGCTCTGTATGGTCAGAAGGAAGAGAACACGATCAAAACATTATCAAATTATATTGGCAGCGCCGAGGACTTTCTCAACCTTGTAAATGAATACTTTGGGATTGACAAGCTCAAGGAGAAGCTGGCTGGGGATTTGTTAAAAACCGGTGGGCGATATATCTTAAACTACTATGGTCGTCCTATATTCTGCGAGGACACGAAGCCATATGCGCTTTTAAATTATTACGTGCAGTCTACAGCAGTTGATGTAGCGATGTTAGGATTTTTAAATATTGTAAGTCGGTTGAAAGATAATAGACTTACAGATAAGATAAAACCGATCTTTATATTACATGATGCTTTGTTTTTGGATATACATGAAGATGCTTATCATGTTATACCGAAGATAGAGAAGCTTGGTTCAACTGGAATAAAAGGTTTTAAGAACGTAGATTTTTGGTTAAGGTCGGAGTAGAATAACAGATATGATTTGCATATTTACGTGCTGGACTTGTAAGAGGAGGCTCGATCCGGAGAAAACTACTGAAGAATATTTTTTCTGGTGCGATAAAGATTGTTATGATAAAGATGACCGATACCACAATAGAGAAGAAGTTGTTGACACAAAACCAAAGATTGCAGTTGCAGATAAAGAAGATGCGAAAGAGCGGAGAAAATCTAAAATACGTGCAGCTCTTGCTCAAATCAATGGAACACGTAAAGATTGAAGATATACAAAACCCAAAGAAGGAAAAGGATAATTGATATGGCAGATGCGAGGAGAACTTTAGAACTTTTTAATCGTTTGAATGTGATATTAGACATTCTATTGACGATTTTGTTTCTTATTACTGGCGTATTCGGTCTAACATTAATAATGCCAACAACAGTTGTTGTTAATATGTGTCTACAGGCTGTAGCAACCGTTGTTCTTGTATTGTTTGGAGTAGCTTGCGTTAAGACCGCAGAGCGTATTACTCTTGCAATGAGAGGAAATATTGAACAAGCGGTTGAAGACGAAAAGACAGACGAAGAGAAGATGGCACCTGTTGTTGTTAGTAAGAAAGCGATTTCTGCTGAAGCTCCGGTTGCTCCAACTCTTTCAAATAAAGTTCTTAAGACAACCAGAGTAGTTCTTAAGAATACTTCTGGACCAGCAGTTGGAAAACGTGGTCGTCCAAAGAAGGAAGGTTGATAGTATGCCAGCATCAAGAAGAAGGTTTTCATGTAATCATAAAGGCTTTGGCAAGTTCTGCCATCGCTGTGCCCAAGCAGAGGCTTTAGAAGCTCGTGTAGAGGGTTTAAAGTCAGAGGGTGGCAAGGGTAAGGCAGAGGAGACAAAGACGCTTTTAGAGGAAGCCAAGAGGCTCCGTGCTACTACAGTAAAGCGTTCATCGTATGATGATTTGCCAGACACTCCAGTAGCCGAGACAACAGAAAGCTGAAAAGAATAACGCCGCCCTGATTAAGTTCCGAGCGGCGTTTCTATTTGGTTTACTCCCATATTCCCTTAAGCTATGATGGGCGTATGAATAAGAAAATAGATAATCAAGAAATAGTTCTACAAAAGGTTCAAGAAAACTGGGGAACAATAAAGGGTCTTGTAAACCGTATAGAGAACCCCGAAGCAAGAGAAGGTGCCCTTCATCTATGTGATGATCTCCATGATCGTTTTGCTGTAGCCCCAGCTTCTACCAGAACAGATTATGTTGGTTGTTTCGTTGGTGGTCTTGTATGGCATTCCCTAAACGTATTAAAGGTTATGAAGGCATTACGTTCTTCTCTTGAGTTAGAGAAGGTTGTAAGTGCGGATAGTATGATCATTCTTGGATTGTTTCATGATCTTGGTAAGTTGGGAAATGAGAAGGAAGACTATTATTTACCACAGTCAAGTGATTGGCACAGAAACAAGGGATTTATGTATGAGATCAACGAGGGAATGGGACATATCCCGGTTGCAATCAGAACTTTATGGTGGCTTAACCACTATAAGGTTTCATTATCTGAAAATGAGGTATATGCTTTACAGTCGTTATCTTTGAAGAATGGGGAGCAGATAAGTTTTTCACCTTCGTTAAGGGATCCCTGGGAGGCATATATATTGCAGAGTGCAGTTAGGGGAGCTTGCATTAAGCATCATGGGATAACGAGTTTATCGCAGACCTGATAAAAGAAGAACGCCGCCAAGGAAACTTGAGCGGCGTTTAACTTATTA